TTTTGTTTTGCTTCAAAGATTAAACTACCAATTCCAATCTTGGATTTACTCTTATTACTCTCAAATTGTTTCCAATATTTACGAACATCCTCAATCCCCTTATACTTCTTAGATTTAGCACTCCACGTATTAAAAAGTGGAAATAAATCTACACCACTGGTCTTACTAGTATTAAATAAGATCATACCAATACGTAACCATGATTGATAGTTATCGCAAATAGTTGCTGGAAGATTATCTAATATTTTTTCAATATCAATATTATCAATCTTGACAACCTCCTCATTTTTAATATCAACTAACTCTTCATGTTTACTTTCAATAAATGTTTCATCTATAAAACTATCACCAGATATATTCTCAGTAAATGTTATTAATGAACTCTTGAAAAAGTTAAGATCATTTCCAATTTTTGTTTTACCCATCTTATTAATCGTATATTGTACTGGTTCTAAAATTCTTTCTTCGCCTTTTTTAGAAGATCCCATAGTTCTTAAACATCCAAGATTATAAATACTTTCATCACATCCAATCATTTCACATTCTTTACGAAGCCTTCTGAAGAAATCCTTACATACTAAATGTGAAGCAAAAGTAAGACCGTCAAAAATTACATGATAAGAATATTTCTTTTCACTTAGTTCTTGTGGTAATGTCTCTAAAACAATAATGTCTGAAATCTTATAAACATATTCATAAAATTGTTCAGCATAATAAATTGTATCAGTAATATTTTTTCTAAGAATATCTTGACTTTGTTCATATGTTATTCCAGCCTTAGGAATATCCATATCCAGAGAAAATTTTAATGGAGTATCTTTTTGCCAAAATTCATAAAAATGATTAGTACGATTATCTTTGATCTTTAAATACATATCACTGATTGATCTGACCAAAAATTGTTTCTTCCCACCAGTTTTAATATCCTCTTGAAATAAATAGAATTCATTATTCCTTGATTTCAAAGATTTATTATACTGTAAGATGGCATCTTTTTTTGTAACAAAACTCATATTTATTATTATTGATATATATTTGTATATCTCTATAATAATAATTGGTAAAATCAATTTTTTAAAATTTTAGATTTAAAGAGATATCATATATACATTTATTTACGCATAATAATATCGCCATCGTATTCAAAAAAAATTAAATATTCTCTTCCGCTATGATCACTATTAATTGACCATAATTTTTGACTAAAAATATTTTCAGGTATTGAATCAATATATAAGGAACAATTATTGGCTATATTATTTCCGTAGGAATGAAAGAGTGATATTAATTTGGAATCGTATCTGGAATTGGCATAGTTAATAACAGCAGGTATTAAACTAAATTGGCCGAGTTTAGATAGTAGGATGGGTATATTTAAAGTTGGTATACTCGTTAAGTTGGGTAAATTCATCTTTAAAGTTGGTATACTCATATAAGTTGGTAAACTCATCTTAAAGTTGGTAAACTATGTTTATACTATGTATATACATAAAATTTGAAAAATAAAGATTTAAATACTTTGTTATATTTAATGTATAGAATGAATTATGAATCTAATGTTATTGAAAGCTCTCCGAAAAGTGATACTGTATCAAGTCCTACCATACTTGATAAACAACACGTACCCGACACTTTGCCCTGGATCGAAAAATATCGCCCCAACAGTATCGATGAAATAGTAGGTAACACTCAAGTTATTTCAATTCTTAATGCCATGATTGAAAAAAATTCATTGCCTCATCTTATATTATTTGGTTCATCTGGAACTGGAAAAACATCAACTATTTTAGCATTTGCTAAAAAAATATATGGTAAATTCTACAAACATATGATCTTAGAATTAAATGGAAGTGATGATCGTGGTATTAATGTTGTTCGAGAACAAATTAAAGAATTTTGTTCCACCAATAATAATCTCTACAAGATGTTCAGCAAAAAAAACATGTATAAAATTGTAATATTGGATGAGGTAGATTCTATGACCTTAGATGGTCAATTTGCTTTGCGACGTATAATTGAAAACTATACGGAAAATACGAGATTCTGTTTAATTTGTAATTATATTACCAAAATTACACCAGCATTAAGAAGTAGATGTTTAGCATTTAGATTTGAGCCATTAAATACGGATTACATAATGGATAAACTTTATGATATTATGGATTCAGAGAAGGTAGATTTGAGTGATGACATAATTGACAAGATTGTATTAAAATCGAATGGAGATTTGAGAAAGGGTATAAATATATTACAATGCTTGACGACATTTACGAGAATTTCAAAGAAAAAAGATATTGGATTATTATTTAATATGATTGATAAATCTGATATTGAAACAATATTAGAAGAATTAAAGAGTAAGAGATCTTTTTTTGAAAAGTATAAGAAAATTAAAGATATTATTGATACTAAAGAGTATAATTTGACGGAAGTAATTGACTATTTGATTAATCTTATAATCGAAAAAAAAGAAGTTAAAAAAACAATCATCAAAGAATTGAGTAAGTTAGAATTAAAGACTTATAATAATTTAGATAATGATTTAATTATCGCTTCCTTAGTTGGTACTTTTATTATTCTGTAAGTTTTATTTTATTTATGTATTATATTATATATAAATGTTATTACGGTTGTTTTCTGCAGCATTCGCAATATTTGCTGCTTTTGCCAGTAACTCTTCCTTAAGAGCTGAATCTCTTTACAATGAACCCCCATCAGTTTTATTAGATAACCAAATGAATAAGCCCCGTTCCTTGGTATCAAGTAACGGGCCCTCCTCTCTATACACCCTCCTAAACGGTCAAACTTTTAACCCTCCTGGTTACACCATTGTAATGTATCAATCTTGTATGCAAAATCAAAATGCGGGTAATCCATGTGGTTCATTTAGTGGTTATCAATCATCAAATGGTCAATATACATATCAATTATATGGTCCAGAAGCTGCTGTATCACCTACATGTAGTCGTACCTTCAAACTTACATTAGCATGTGGACCCACAATCTCAATGAGTGGTGTTAATGAAAATCCTACATGCGTATATTCAGCGACTCTATCCTTACCCCAAGTATGTGGTGTAGATTTAACTGTTGGTAATGAAGTTGCTTCAGTATCACCAACAGCTCTCCCTCCAACTGTATCACCTACAACAACACCTTCTTTATCTTCTACAACTACACTTACGGCAACAGCAACAATAACAGCATCAACTACGACATCGCTTACCGCTACAACAACTACTACCCTTACAGCAACCGCAACACCTACATCAACCAATACTCTAACAGGAACACCATTATTTGTAATCACAGCATGGCCAACACCCACATCCACTACAACATTAACGGCAACAACTACTCCATTATTTATGATAACAGCATGGCCAACAACTAGCCCGGTTAATGTATCAGCAACATCGACACCATTATATTATTATACAGCTTACCCATCTGTTGGTTCAAATGAAACTGGAGGTGGATTATTAGGAATGGCATCAACATTAATAGCGAGTGGATCTAGTACATCAATTATAATTGGTTCAGTGGCATTAGGGATTGTTGGAATTGGAGCAGCAATATGGGCGGTTAAATATTTTAAAAATGGTGGTACTATTGGTGGTTTCCTAAGTAAAGTTAACGCTGAGAAAGGGAAGATTGCTCAATTTGCTAATGCTTTACCAATTTCAGATGCCAACAAAGCAAAACTAAATAGTGCTATTGCGGATCCATCATCATTATTACCATCAGAGGCTCAAGCAGCACTTGCTCAAGCGGAAGCACAGATAGAGACACTAAAAGCTCAGGCTGAAGCGATGAATCAAAATTTAATCCAAGCACTACCACCTCAATTATCATCGGTGATAGTTGCTAAACAGAATGAATTATTATCACAAGTTAATGTTCAGATGCAAGAAAAACAAAATGCTATTATGAATTTATCATTATTACCTAATAAAACAGCATTTGAACCAGTTCAAGAACTAGCAACTCAATTAGAAGTTCCTCCATTAACTGAGGTTGCACCATTGATAACAGTGACTCCACAAGAAGTACCCCAATTAGAAAGTCAGTCAACATCAGAAAATCAATTACCATCAGAAAATCAATTACCATCAGTAGTTCAAACAGCTCAAATTGTTATGAATCAAAAAATTCTTAGAACAAAAAAAAACTGAGAATAAATAAAATATTTATAATATTTTTATATAAAAATATTATCAATTAATTAAAAATTTATTTCTTGGGAGCAGAAGCAGCAGCAGGTGAAGCAGCAGGTGTAGTAGTAGGTGTAGTCGGTGAGACACTAGATGAGGCACTAGATGGAGCAGCACCAGTTACTTTCGCAACAGCGGTTTTAATGTTGGAAACTACATTTGATACAATTGATACACCTGTTTTTTTAGCTTTACGTTCTTCTTTTTTAATGGTTCTCTTTAATAAATGTAAAATGATACCAAAAACAATACCGTGAACTAGGAGAGGGAGGAAGGATAAGGGGTTAGTATTTTCCCATCTGATTTCACTGATAGAGAAGGGAGGGAGAACTAATAAAACACCAGGAGTTAATAGAACGAATAATATAGCATGAAGAAGGATTGAAGGGATATGTTTTCGGCTTAACATTATGTAATATAATATAATAAATATAATAAAATAAAATATTGTAATTTAAAGAAACTATATTTTTTTATTTGTTTATATATGTATAAGTTAATTTTAGTACTTTGTATATACATAACTTTAATGTATTTTAATTATCAAAAAATAAAGGATAATAAAATAGAAATGATACGGTTTAAAGATTCAATCGCACGGTTTACATTTTTACAATTAGCATTTGGCGTTTATGATTTAATAATTGATAAGTTCAATTTTGAATCATTATTCTATCGCATTATATTCTCTCATATTGGTGTTGCTTCATATTCATTTCTTAAGGAATATATTGATAGGTTTAAGTTATCTAGTTAAAGCTAGTATACCAACGTTAAAGCTAGTATACCAACGTTAAATGTTAAAGTTAGTATACCAACGTTAAATATTAAATGTTAAAGCTAGTATACCAACGTTAAAGCTAGTATACCAACGTTAAATGTTAATAACCATCTAGCGGAGTATCTTTAACGGTAAAAAATTTGAACGAAGTAATATTTTCTAAATAAAAATCTAAACCTAATATAATGGAACCCGTCCGTATAATTAATAATGATATGTTTAATATTAAGATAAATAAACAGTACAAAGTATATTTATTAGATACTAAATCACTAAAGGAATATCCAGAATATTTTAACCAATTTATGAGATTATATATAAAAAAGGCAAATGAATCATCTAAAAAATTATATATTTGTATAGATTGTGAATTTAATTCAAAGAAAATAGCTCTGATCCAAATAAATTTTGAAGAAGATGATGATGGTAATATTTTTATACTTGATCCGCGTATTTTGTCTGCTGAAGATTTATCAATTTTCAAGAATAATATTCTATGTAATTCTAGAATAGCTAAAATCTTTCATGGTGCGGATAGTTTAGATATTCCTTATTTTTTCTATGAATTTTTTGAATCAAATAAATCTCTTATAACAAAATTTATGAGTAATTTTGTGGATACGCGATTTTTATGTGAATATAATAATGCTAAAAATAGATTGTTTAATAATATAGAAAATAATCAATGTAATATATATTATTTATATGAAACATATAGTGTCATCAATAAAGAACAACGTACAATATTAGATGAAAATGAAACCAAGATGGGAAAATTATATGATATTCTTATAAACATAGATGACCTGAGTGAATCATTACTCAATTATACTATGTATGATGTTGTATATTTGAAGATGTTATACAAAAGAATGATATCAGAAATACCAGAATATCGTTATATAAATGAAATGGTACGGTTAGTATTTTTAGATAAGAGAGATATAATTAAATTTGTTGATAAAGAGAATATAGATAAATATAATATAAATTATTTTTTCAATGATGGTAAATTAGTTAGGATGACCGAAACAGTCAATGAAAAAAATCAGATATTTAAAAACAATATTTTTAATACATTATATCACGTAAATTATTTTAAACAAAATCTAAACCTCATGATGAGAAATATAATATATTCTAAAATATTAAAGAGGGAAAAAGTATTTAAAAATAAAGAATCTAAGCAATTAGAAATGATATCATATAATGATTTATTTGATAAATTAAAAGAATATAAGTTAGATAATTTATTTGAATTAATAAATAAGATTGATATTTAGTTTATTATTTTTTAATTTAATAAACATATATATATATATATAAATGTCAGGAGTATCAGCAGCAGCAGTTTTAGCAAGAATGTCTGGAGCCCCAGCAGCAGCATCATCTGGAGCAGCCGCAAGTTCATCATCTGGAGCAGCCGCCGCCGCAGGTTCATCATCTGGGGCAATGACACCCGAAGATGCATTAAGAACAATGACAGACGCAGCATTAAAAGCGCTGTATAATACTAATTTACCTTTATGGAAAAGTATTCATGCACATATTCGT